ACCCCAACGGTCGCACCAGATGCAGTTCGCATCCGGTGCCCGCCACCATGCGGATGGCGTTGCCGGTGTTGGGCGCGATCCGGGGTGAATAGAACATCACCTTCCACACAACAAGCTACCATCCTCATCATGGCTGGTCTTCGTGTTTTGGGAAGAGTACGTCTATCGCGGTCTACCGAGGAATCAACCTCGGTAGAACGTCAGCGCGAGGTGATCCAGCAGTGGGCCGACGCTAACGGCCATGCCGTCGTCGGCTGGGCCGAAGACCTCGACGTGTCCGGATCGGTGGATCCGTTCGATACCCCTGGTCTGGGCCCGTGGCTCAATCATCGGGCCCCGGATTGGGACGTGGTCTGCGCTTGGAAGCTGGACCGGCTCGGCAGGAACGCCATCCAACTGAACAAGCTGTTCGGGTGGTGCCAGGACCACGGCAAGACCGTGGTGTCTTGCTCTGAGTCGATTGACCTCGGCTCCTGGGCCGGCAGGATGCTGGCGTCGGTTATTGCCGGTCTGGCCGAGGGCGAGTTAGAGGCGATCCGGGAGCGTCAGCGGTCGTCTCGGTCGAAGCTGCGTCAGCTCGGCCGCTGGCCCGGTGGTAAGCCGCCGTTCGGCTACCAAGCAGTGAAAACCGCAGACGGGTGGCGGCTGGTCATTGACGAAGACGCGGAGTTGATCGTCCGCAGGATCGTGGATGACCTCCTGGAGAATGGTAAGCCACTGACCCAGATCGCCCGGGAGTTGAACGACGACGGTATCCGTACCCCGGCGCAGTACTACGCCGCTCAGAAAGCGAACCAGCCCGGTATCCATCGGTCTGAGCAGGACCGCCCGGGGCGATGGGCTCACAACCCGTTGAAGAACATGCTTCGGTCGAAGGCCCTGCGGGGCTTCGCCCACCACAACGGGGAGACGGTCCGCGACGAGACCGGTATGCCGGTGCAGATCGCTGAACCGCTTGTCTCACTGGACGAGTGGGATCTGATTCAGGCGGCTCTAGACAAGACCCGCGAGACGTACAAAGACGCTCGCCGGTCCGAGGTTGGTCCCTTGTCTGGGTTGGTGTACTGCATCCGGTGCGGCCGGAAGCTGCACCACGGCAGGAACAGAGTGAAGCGGGGATCGAAGGTCTATGACTACAGGTACTACCGGTGTCAGGACCGGTGCTCGCCCCTGATCCCCGCCGAGGATCTGGAAGAGCTGGCAGAAGAAGCGTTCATGTTCGAGCTCGGAGACTCCGAGGTCCGGGTACGGGCCTGGGTGCCCGGAGACAGCCGTGAGGCTGATCTCCGAGAGGCTGTGACGGCTCTGGACGAACTGACCCAAGCCGCCGGCCGTGCCCGCTCGGCTACCGCCAAGCAACGGCTACAAGCCCAACTAGACGCACTGGACGAGCGGATAGTCGAGCTTGAATCTGCCCCTGCACGGGAAGCGCGATGGGAGTACCGGGGGACCGGTCAGACGTATCGGTCAGCGTGGGAGTCATCGGACACCGAGGGCCGTAGAGAGTTGCTGTACCGGTCGGGTATCACGCTGGCCGCGAGCATCGACGGCGTCGAAGGGAAGCGGTCGGCCAAGAACGCTGGAGCGTTCCAGTTCGAAGTCCGGATCCCGGATGGACTGGTTCCGGCTGTCGAAGGTTAGTGACGTTCATCACAAAGTCGGGGTTAGAGCGTGAGCAATCATCGCTGCTCACCCGCATATAACTATGAAGGGGTAAGGCCCCTCGGGACGTGCCCTCACTGAAGTGAGGCTCGTCACAAGTACCCGTTATTAGCGAGATTGATCTTGAATATCTTTCCCATATAAGTATGAAGGGGTGAACTGAGAAGGCCGTCCCCGACCATGAGATCGGTCACACTATCTCACGTCTTCAGATAATCGCAGGCATATACATATGAACGGGTAAGGCCCCCGGGAAGGGACCTCACCCGGCGTGATCCGCGTCACATAAATTGCAGCGGCTCAAATAATCTCACCCATATTAGGTGGGAGGGGTAAAGCCCCTCTAGCACTTGGCGTGCGCTCCAGCGATTCTCCCCGCTGTTGAGCGCCGTCAACCCCCGTCCGTCGAGGCAGCCGTTTTCGCTGCCATGAAAGCTGTCTCGTCGGATGCCCCTGGGTGGGGCACGCCCCTCGGCTGGACCTGCGGCCAGCCGGGGGGCTTCAACTTCACACATCAGCCTCGGCTTCGGCCGGGGCTGCCTTTTTCTGGCACCAAATGGAATCAGTAGATAGCGCCTGTCAGTGGCAGGCGCTCCCAACGATGAGCCATCAGTGATGGCTCGGGAAGAGATACCCCCATGCACGGCAACGCCTGCACCCGCCATGCACCGGAACGCCGACGCAACGGACGCTGCCTCGGCTGTCGAGCCGAAGCACAGCAGCGGTACATCCGCTCTTGCATCGACGCCCGGAAGCGTCTGAAGCAGATAGAGGCGGCACTGGCCGCCTGACCCCCGGTCGCTGCCCAGGTGGCAGCGGCAACCAACACAAAGTGAGGCCCAGGTGGCTGAACAACAACCGCAGGAAGGACACCAATGGACAGAGAAGTATTCGACCGGTTCACGGTCGAGACCGGCAAGAGGATCGCTGAATTACGCGCTGAGGCCGCGAAGTTCCGCGTACAACGCAACGAGGCCCGCGCTGAAGTAGAGCAGCTCCGTGCCGAGCTGGCCGCGCTTCGGGCGGCCGGCTGATGGCGTTCAGCAAGCTGACGTATCTGAGGGAGATCCGCCCATATCTGCAGGATCTCACTCGCACCCAGCGTGCGGTGTTCGATGCGATATTCGACTGCGCCAACGCGGACGGGAAGAACGCACACCCCGGCCGGGAGGGGCTCGCTCATGCCGCGAGCGTCAGCACCAAACAGGTCGGCCGGGTGCTGCAGCAGCTCCGAGACATCGGCCTGATCCACCGCACCGAACCCGGTAACCGCCGTCTCGGACACGCGGATGTCTATGAGCTACGGGTACCGGATCAAGGGACATCCAGGATGTCCCCTAATCCATCAAGGGACATCCAGAATCAAGGGACATCTGAGCCCCGATCAAGGGACATCGGGGACTCGATCAAGGGACATTTTGAGGCGGATCAAGGGACATCTATGGATGTCCCCCCAATAGGTCCTAATACAACAGACCCTGGTCCAACAGACCAGGGTCTTGTAGGTCCTGGGTGGGTGGACATCTCCGATGTCCACACAGGCGCTCTTCGAGCTGCTGAGGGAGAAGAGCATCAGCAGGACCCCTTAGAGGGGGTCCCTGCTGTTGAAACAGATACCTACCTAGCGGCCGATAGCCGGCCGCTTATGGGTGGACACCGTCAGTGTCCACCTACAGACCACACCACTGAGGGAGAAACCGTGTACGACCCCTTCGGCCCGCAGAGTGACCTCTTCGAGCCTCAGCCTCGCATCCAGCCCCCGAGCTCCGCTCGGCCGCAGGCACCGAGCCAAGACCCATTCTGGGACTCGCTCGGTGACCCCACCAAGTGGGTGAACCTCACCTACGACTCAGGCGACCCGAACGATCCGTACTCGGATGCGTTCGTCCCTCAGATCGCCTGAACCCCTCAGAACCCATATCTGACCCTCGGCCCTATCGGCCGGGGGTCTTTTGCATGAAGGAGACCCTATGGCCGGCGCAGCCGGAGGTGCGGGAGTAGAGATCGGGAGGGTGTCGGTCCGGGTCCTACCGGATCTCGACAAGTTCTACCGAGATCTCAAGACCAAGCTAGAGCAGATCGAGAAGACGCTACGTGGAACCGTCCACGTCGATGTGGAGCTCAACGAGGCCGATACTGCGGCCGAGATGCGAGCTCTGATGTCTCGGCTGCGGGCGCAGGCTGCCCAAGGCATCGACATCGAAGCCAACGTGACACGCGGTATGGGCGACCGGCTGCAAGGGCTTACCCGGCAGTTGCAGACGGTCGGGGACAGCGCCGGCTATGCCGGTCAACAGTTCCTCGGCCTGACCCGTACCGGTTGGATCGTCGCAGCCGTCGCCGCAGCGGCTGCACCGGCGGTCGGGCTGGTCTCTGGTCTCTTGGCTGGTCTGCCGTCGCTGGCATCGGCCTTCGCGGCCGGTGCCGGGGCTATCGCACTCGGCATGGACGGGATCAAAGCATCCGCTGAGTCGTTGGTCCCGGACCTCGACGCGCTCAAAGCGTCGGTGTCCGATGTGTTCGAGCAGCGGCTCACCCCGATCTTCGATCAGCTCCGGGGGATCTTCCCGTCGCTGCAGGCGGGTATGTCCCAGGTGGCTGACGGCATGGCCGACATGTTCCAAGGCGTCACCAACGCCTTGACCTCCGGTCAGGGTCTGGCGCAGCTTGAGACGATCCTCGCAAACGTCGGTTCGATGTTCTCGGGTCTACAGCCGATCCTGCAGACCGCGACCGGATCGTTCCTGACGTTGTCGGAGGCCGGGTCGAACGCCTTCGGGAAGCTGTTGGCTCCGATGCAGACGTTCGCGACCGGGTTCGACGCGATGGTCAACCGGATCACCTCTAGCGGCGCATTCGACGCCGCGATGGGTGGCCTGTCCCAGACGCTCGACAGCGTCTTGGGTCTGTTCACCAGGCTCATGGAGTCTGGTGTCCAGGCGATGGGTCAACTCGGTGGTCCGTTGTCGACGTTGATCAACGGGCTAGGCGATGCGTTCATCGCGGCGATGCCCGCGCTGACATCGTTCTCGGCGCTGATCGGCAACGTCGGCGGCACGCTGTTGTCGGCGCTGGCCCCGGCGATCCAGGCGATCACCCCGGCGTTCACCGCGCTCGCCAACACGCTCGGCGCGATGTTGGCGAGCAACCTGCAGGCGCTGGCTCCGATCCTGACTCAGGTGGCCTCGGCGCTGGGGACCACGCTGCTGACTGCGTTGCAGGCGATCCAACCGATGCTGCCGCAACTGCTGACGACGTTCCAGCAGTTCGCCACCGTGGTCAGCACCCAACTAGCGCAGTACCTGCCGTCGCTGGCGGATTCGTTCGGCAAGATGCTGGCGGCGATCCTGCCGCTGACCCCTGCTCTGCTCCAACTCGGGACGCAGGCCCTCACGGCTCTGCTCCCGGCGATGACGGCGCTGGCTCCGGTCGTGGTTACGGCCGTCGCCGCATTCGCCAATCTGGTAGGTGCGGTGTCGTCGGTGGTGCAAGGGTTCCTGCAGGCGGGTGCGGCGGTTCAGAACTTCGTTGCGACAGCGGTGGCGGCTATTACCGCCTTCGTCGGTCAGGCGATAGCGGAACTGCAGTCGCTGCCCGGGAAGATCCAGGGCGCTGTGTCCGGGTTCGGCACGCTGCTGGTGTCGGCCGGCCGTGACTTGATCCAGGGTCTGATCAACGGGATCAAGTCGATGGCGTCGGCCGCTATCGGCGCGGCGAAGAACATCGCGAGCTCGGTGGCTGATGCGGTGAAGGGTGCCTTAGGCATCAACTCACCGTCGAAGGTCTTCGCCGAGATCGGTGTCAACGTCGGCCAAGGGTTCACCAACGGCATGGAGAGTGCCACAGCCGGCGCGGTGAAAGCAGCAGAGGCGATGTCGAGTCGAGTCACCGATGCGATGAAGCCTGCCGATGACTTCGCAGAGTTCGGAGAGAAGACGCTCCGAGCGTCCTACGACTTCGGTCGGGCCAACGTCAACCAGTTGATGGGTGACCTCGGTATCTCGGGCCAAGGTGCGCTGCCCCAGCTCTTGGAGCAGGGCATCGCCCTTGGAGAGCACTTCATCTTCAACGTCGGCTCGATGGACGAAGCCGTGGCTGGTCAGCAGACGATCCAGAACAAGAAGGCGCTGCAGTTCGACCGGCGCTAGTACCACCGGCGGTGACCCGGTTCGTCACCACACGAAGGCCCCAGGCAACCCCTGGGGCTTTCGGCATTTCAAGGGGAGAAACACACATGGAAGAACACACATTCAACTGCCCTCCGGTGACCTGGCAGGTCCCGGAACACGCCGTGATCCGGTACGGGTCGGGAGAGAACCCATTCGACGGCATGACCATCTCGTGGGCTGAGGCAAGCAAGTGAGTATCCGCGTAGGTGATCGGGTTCGAATCGAACGAGACGAGACGCGTTACCCGTCGAAGGGGACCTGGGGTCAGTTTCGAGGCAAGACCGGGACCGTGGTCGAGGTCAACCAGGACCGCAAGCGTCCGCACCTGACCGAGTACGGCGTCGTATTCGGCAAGGTTCGGAAGCCTCACAGCCGCACCGGATCAATCGTGTCCGGTAACGAGGTCACTACTTGGTTCAAGGCCCATGAGATACGTGGTCTGGCCTCTCAGCCCCAGCAGGACGCACCAAACACGGTTCCCGCTATGGAGACCACCGGAGAGCTCATCGGAGCGGCTTCGTGAGCCGCATCCCTGCGAATGCTGAAGAGCGGTTCCGGGAGTACCTGAGACGGACTGAGCCGTATGTCGCGGCCATAGAGGCCGCAGGGGATAACCCGTGGCACGGTGGTGATATCGAACGCCGGCGAGCCTTGTGGTTCCGGCGATACCAGCGACCGGAGGCCCCGAAATGAGCTCACGATTCACACACTTTGACCTGCCATGGATCTCGGCGGTCGGTGACGGTACGCAACTGATGCTGGGTCGGAGCCTCGCCCTCGCTAAGGACGATCCGAGGCTGCTGCCGGTGCTGCAGTACATCTCCGACAACGGGCTAGTGCTCGTTGAGGAGGAGGAGGTCTCCGGGGAGGAAGGCCTCTACGGCCGGGTCGAGCGTTCACGCTTCGCTACACCGACAGCCCGGAACTTGATCCTGATGAATCTTGGAGGAGAACACGATGACTGAAACGAACACCATTCCCGAGGCTGAGAGCCCCGTAGGCGAACAAACCGACCTCCCCGAGGGCAACGACCCCGGGGAGGGCCAGAAGGGCAACCGAGAGGCTCGGTATCGCGTGGAGCGGAACCAGGCCCGCGAGGAGCGGGACACCCTGGCCGCTCGGCTGGAGCAACTGCAGACCGCTGAGCTCCACCGGCTGGCCGGCGAATTCTTGTCGGCCCCCGAGGACATCAGCCTCTCGGGTAGGGCCCTAACGGACTACCTCACCCCCGAAGGGTGGGTGGACCGTGCGGCTGTCGAGCAGGCCGCTCGGGCCGTGGTCGAGACCCGGCCGGGTTTGGCGAAGAACGCCGCCGCCGTCGACCCAACCCAGGGTCGGCACGGTGGCACCGGTAAGCCAGAGCCGACGTGGGCAGCCCTGCTTGCACCATAAGTCTTTGAACGCCGACTAGCAGTCTGTGGCTGCCTAGCGTTCGCAGTTAAGGGGCTGTGCCCCAGCGTATCCCCGGTCTGTGACCGGGACTGTAACCAATCATCAGGCACCTCGGTAGGGGTGCCTTTCCTGTCTGAAAGGACAAACAACATGGCATTTACCAACTTCGCTACAGGCGTTGGCTTCACCCAAGCCGCCGGGGCGTTCACCCCGGAGGACATGGGCAGGCTGGTCGATGTTGCCGTCCAGGCTGACTCGGTTGCTGCGCGGGTTCTGACCCGCACCTCGACCGACAAGGACTCGGTGCGCTACCCGAAGCTCGTCAGCTTCCCCGATGTGGCGCATTACTCCGAACTCGCCGAGATTGCGTTGGCCGACCCGAACACCGAAGAGGTGCTCGTGCCTATCTACCGCACCGCCGGTGCACACCGGACCTCGCGTGAACTCGCGGAGGACTCGACCCCCGACACCGCCCAGATGGTGGCGAGCGTCTTGGTCAACCAGATCGTTCGGTCGGTCGACGCCGCGTTCCTCGGTGAGACCACGCCCAACGGTCCCGGTGGGCTGCTCGGCACCGACTACACCACGGTTGATACCGGCGCTTCGCTGGCGAACCTCGACGCCTTCGTGGACGCTAAGTTTGCCGCCGAGGCCAACGGCGGCAAGCTGACCTCGTGGATCATGCGGCCTGCGGTCGCGAACACGATTCTCAAGCTGAAGAAGGCTCCCACCGGTAGCAACGAATCGTTGTTGTCGTACACCGACGCTGGCGATCTGGTGATCGCAGGCCTGCCCGTTATCACCTCTGCACAGGTTGACGACGACACGCTGTTCTGGGGTGTCTCTAAGGCCCGGACTGTTCTGGTGACCCGGACCGGTACCACGGTCGAGCGGTCCACCGAAAGCGCGTTCCGTAACTATGCGCTCGACATCATGGCGAACTACCGCTACGGGATTGGCTTCCTGCACGAGGAGGCCAACGTTCGAGGCTACGACGCCGCCTAGCTCGAACCAGTTGGAGGACCCCCGGCCTATCAGGGTCGGGGGTTTTCTGCTGCCTAACCACAACAAACGCACACAGCAGAGCTGAGTGCTCAGAGCGGCCCATCTCTGATGGCCGCGTAAAGGGGAGAAACAGAGTGCCTACCGAGTTCTGCATCCGAGAGGGATGCGAGAGGCGCAGGCCGACAGGCAACCGCAGCGATAAGCACTACTGCTCTCAGGTCTGCCACGTCGTGGACCAGAAGATTACTGCGGCCGAGAAGCTGTGCCGGTCAGTGGGTGAATGCGTTGAGACAACAGAGCTTTGGGTCGCGGTCACCTCGTTGGGTGACGCGCTGACCGAGTACCACGAGGCAGTCCGCCTAGCCAGGCGGCTGCAGCCTCAGAAACCCCAGGGGGGTATGCCCTCCCCGGCCCACCACCGACCGGGCGGTAATGCGTCCGAGCCATCGGCTGAGGCTTAGACCCCTATTTTTTGAGAGTCAGTAAGTTGAGGAGAAACATGCGTCCACCTGCGGGTTTGCAGAAATCCGGTAAGGCATTGTGGCGGAAAATCACAGGCGAGTTCGACCTTCAATACGAGCCGGACAGGCTCGAATTGCTGTTCCAAGCGTGCAAAACCGCCGATCAGATCGCAGAACTTGACGAGGCGGCCGTAGACGCGCCGCTGACCGTCAAAGGCAGCAAGGGCCAGCCGGTCATCTCCCCGTTCATCGCAGAGGCGCGTGTCCAACGCGGTCTGCTGGCGCAACTGCTGTCACGAATGAACTTTGACGAGGAACACCGATGAGATCAGGGCGAAAAACCCGCAGGCACAACCGCCGAAGCGATCCCGGGCCGGTTCTGTCGCTGTCAGTGGCCGATTGGTACCGGGCGATGCTGACCGGTCAGTCACCGGCCACACCAACCTACGAGGAGTATCTACGTGTCAACGACGTACGCAGCACCTGACGATGTGTCGGCACGTCTCGGCCGCACCTTGACGGCCGAGGAAACCACCTTGGTCGCTACCCGCTTGGCCGACGCCGAGAGGATGCTCTCGCGGCGGGTGGATCTGGCCGCCGGTATCGCGGCCGGCACCTTCGAAGCCGAGGACGTTGTCCAGGTCGAAGCCGACATGGTCCTACGTCTGGTTCGGAACCCGGAAGGGCACATCTCCGAGACGGACGGCAACTACATGTACCAACTCAGCCGCGAGCTTGCCTCTGGGAAGCTCGAAGTGACTTCGGAGGAGTGGAGGACCCTCGGTCTGAAGCAGTCCGGGATGTTCACCCTGGCCCCGGCGTTCGGGGTGCCGCGATGAGTCTCCTGCACAGAGGAACTGACACGGTGAAGGTCTACCCCGAAGAGACCACCACCGACAGTGACGGAAACACCATCGCCCGAGCTTCGGCTATCGGTGTCCTGTGTCGAGCGGTCGTTCAGCCGCTCGGCACACCGACCGAAGACCAAGACGGCGGGTACCTCACCGAGACGCGGTATCGGTTGCGTCTCGTTGGCTGGCCCGGGGACGTGCTGGGAGCTCAGTCCCAGGTGGAGTGGCGGGGAAACCGCTACAGCCTCCACGGCGAGCCCCGGATTTACTCCGGGAGCCGCCGTACGGCCCACGTTGACTACCTCCTGATCCGGGCGTGATCAGACCGCAGTCGGTGGTGCTGCCGATCTTGCGGGCAGCACTCCCGGGCGTCTCTATCCAGTCGGTGATCCCCGACGTGGATCACCGGACCTACCCGCTGGTGGTGGTGTCCCGTGCCGGCGGTACCCGGCACGAGGCCCAACCCCGGAAGCTCGCCTTCCCCGGGGTCGACCTGGCCGTGTTCCATGACCTCGGCCTGGTCGAGGCCGAGGAGCTTTACGAGGACGTGGTAGACGCTCTGTACGACGCGGTGAGGAAACAGAGCGTTGTTGAGGGTGTCGGCTACCTCCACAGCATCCGGGAGACGGAGGGGGCCTCTGTGGACCCCTCTCCCTTCCCGGACACCTGGTACGTCCACGGATCAGTCCAGCTGGGTCTGCGGCCTGCTGGTTGAACGGCGAAGGGGCCGCGCCGATTGACGCGACCCCTTGCCGACGAACGGGCCTACTGAGTGTTGTCGCCTTCCTGCTTGGCGGCTTGTTCCAGCGCGGCCTTAACCACTGCGGCGAGCGTAGCGAGGGCGCCAAGCGCCATGCCAGCCGCCAGAATGGCCTTCTGTTCGTTTTCGTTTGGAGCGGTCATCTTGATGGTTTCCTTTTTTTCGTGCCGAAAGAACGAAAACGTTGAAAACCACCGGAATCGGTTCAAGTTGCAAAACCGACGCTGCTTCGGTGTACCGTGACGATTGCATTGCCTAGATGCATCACGGAACCCTCGGCCCGGTGGACTCAACCCCTCGGCTGAGGGTTTCGCCTTGCGGTCAGTGGCTCACACTACTCCTAGTGGCCGACAGCACCGACAGATACAAGATGTTCCAAACGACATTTCTGTAATTCCCCTGGTCGGCGTTTGCTCAATCCGGTCAATCTTGGCGTGTTGCGAGCTCGGGCGTGTCGTACAAACGTCGGCAGTCTGTTGCCTGCAGCGCGAAAGACCCCCACCGCAGCGGGGGTCTTCACGACTATCCGTCAGATCGGCCGGATATCCGGGTGGGGGCTCGGGACGTAGCCCCCGTCCGGGTGCTCTAGGAGCATCCCGTCCCGGACCATCCAGCCGATCAACGTCTCCACCGAGACGCCACACTCAGCGGCAGCCTGTTCAATGGACATCAGTTCGTCCATGTCGTGATCCTTCCAGAGGAGTGGTGTTTTGGTGGAGCGTGACGTTCGAGGAATAGAACATCACCTTGAACACAGCGATAATGCTCGCATGGCCGAAACCAGTATCTGGATGCAGAAGGTCGCGGCAGATCCCGGGCATTCGCGCTGGTACATCGAGCGGTTCCGGGCCATGGCGCG